ACAAAAACAAAAACCAGTCCTTACATTTTAGATGTTAGAAAACATAAAAGTTTAATATTCAAAATATTAAATGTTTTGAGGGTGAAAGCAGATGTCAGATAGATATGACTATGCTAAAGATGTAAGGACAGACAAGCAATTTGAAAACAATCTTAAAATTGGCAAGCATAATCAGAAATTGGCTATTGAGCAATTTATTATAGACAAACATATAGAAAAAGGCATTTGGTATGAATATCTTGAACAGGAAGAAGAAACAGAGGGTGCTGTTCAATACTGGGAGTTTGTCCCAGACTACCTCTTAATATATCAAAGCAATATAATCCAAGTAGAAGTAAAAGTTCAAATGGGTAAATTGCAAGATTACACTGATTTCAAAAGCAATCAAATTGAGTACCTTGTTAAACATAATGGCATAATCCTATATGCTATAAAAAATCATTATGCTTTGATTGAACCAAAAGCAATCAAGAAAATTAACAATAAAGTGTTTTCTGACAAATTAAATTCTTGGTGTTATAGAATAGATACTGATATTATAAACTGGAAAAGATGGTTACATACACCAGAATTTATGAATTATGAAAGCAAATACACCAAGAAGTAAAAAGGCAAAAGGCAATAGAGCAGAAATGAAAGTAGCTGAACTATATAGAAGATATAAGCTATTCCCTAAAGCTCAAAGAATGCCTATGAGTGGAGCTATGGCTTTTCACAAATCAGATATATTCAAGGGTGAAGCTGATGATTGGAGTGATGAAGTTAAATGCCAAGAAACAGTAAAGCTATGGGCTTGGTGGAAGCAAGCTAGTGAGCAATCAGGATTATATCAAAAACCAATATTACATATAACTGGCAATCATAGACCTATATTATCTGTTATGAAGATAGAAGATTATATGGACTTGAGAGCAGAAATTAAGGAGCTTAGAGATGAGTTACAAAGGCTCAGGAAATAACATATTTGGAAGTGAAAACTTTGACCCAGAGTTTATTGAATATCTATATAATTTGCCTGCAGAATTCTTAGATGAAATGTTTATGGCATGGGTAATGTTAAAAAATAACAAAGGCAAAATTCCAGTTATAGATATAGATGCAGTGCATAGACCAAAGCCAATATCTAATAAAGATATTTCAGACTTTTATAATTTTATTAAAAATGGTAAAATAGACTTAACAAATTTAGACAAGGACAACAAATGAAAGTAGCAATAGTAGGTTATGGTGTGGTAGGGCAAGCTTATAGTCAGCTATTCCCAGATGCAGTTATTTATGACCCTTATTCAGATAAACTAGCTAATAACAAAAGGGTATCAGAAACAACCAAAGAAGAAGTAAATGAATGTGATATAGCTTTAGTTGCTGTATTCACCCCACTAAAAGAAAATGGTTCATTAGATACAACAATAGTAGAAGAAGTAATAGATTGGATTGAAACCCCACTAATACTTATTAAATCTGCTTTGCACCCAGGGACCACTGACAAACTTATTAAAAAGACAGGCAAGAAAATTGCAGTCAGTGTTGAATTTATAGGTGAGGGAAATTACCCTGTGCATTTTTGGAAATACCCACACCAAACAGACCCCAGAATGCATCAAATGCTTATTGTAGGTGGTGAAGAAGAAACAGCAAGTAAATGTGCTGAAATACTTTGGAGCAAGATGTCCCCAGATGTAAAAATACATATTACAACTGCTTTGGAAGCTGAAATAACTAAATTAGTTGAAAACAGCTATGGTGCTTTGAAAGTAACATTTATAAATACTTTATTAAGCCTTGCACAAAAATCTGGTACAAACTTTTTAAGAATTCATCAAGCATGGCAATCTGACCCAAGAACAGACAGTATGCATTTAAGAGCAGTAACTTTTAACAAAGGTTGGAAAAGTAAATGTTGGGACAAAGATGTGCCTGCACTAAGTGCTTTTGCTAAATCAGTGGGAGCAGATGATATGGCAAAGCTTTTTGATACTATTCTTGAACTTAATCAAGACCACCTAAAAGAAAATGATTAAAGTAACAGCTAGTTTTGATGATGGCAGCATATATGATTTAAGAACTGCTGATATCATGTATAACTTCAAGATACCTACTACATTTTATATACCTGTAAATTGGAAAAAGTATCTTTTAATGAAAGGCATTCAGCCACTAACTGAAGAACAACTTAGAAAGATTGCTGAAGAATTTGAAATAGGTTCCCACTCTGTAAATCATTTATTATTAACTAGAATATCTGAAGAACAACAAATTACAGAAATATATGAAAGCAAACAGTATTGGGAAGAATTTTTTAAGCATCAGATAAACAAGTTTTGTTACCCCAGAGGTTATTACACTACTGATATTATGGAAATAGTAAAAGGAGCAGAATACTCAGAAGCAAGAACTACTTTAGTAGGTGAATTAAATCCACCAGAAAATTTACTAGCTAGGCATACTACTATTCATGTTGCTTGTGATAGAAGAGAATATGGCTGTTCTTGGTTGGCATTTGCTAAAAGAATGATTGAAAAAGCTTTAGAAAAAGAAAGCAGGGGTGAAGAAGTAGATTTTCATTTTTGGGGACACTCTGCAGAGATACATGAAAATAACCAATGGGACAACTTTATTAAATTTATGGAGCTATTAAATGAAAATATACTTAGCTAACTATGAACCTAATAGAATTGGTGGTGGTTGGAGCTTTGCTAATAACTTTGTAAAAAGTCTAGGTGATAAATTTACTACAAACTACAATGAAGCTGATATTTATTTTATTACTTCAGCCAGTATGGTTAGTAGAGAAGATGCCACTAAAGCAAAAGAAGATAATAAAAAAATTGTATTAAGAATAGATAATGTAATAAGAAATTCAAGAAACAGAAATACTGGTATGACTAGAATGAAAAGCTTTGCTGAAATGGCTGATTTAGTTATATTCCAAAGTGAAGCAGTAAAAGAATTGTTACAACCCTTTTTGAAAGTAGATAATTTTGTAGTGATATTAAATGCTTCTGATGAAACTATATTTCATAATAACAATAGAGCTGCCAGACCCAACACTTATTTGTATTCAAGATACAATAGAGATGAAACAAAGAACTGGGAAGTTGCCAGAGATTATTTTACTAAGCAAACATACAACAACCCTGATAGCTTTTTATATATTGTTGGGCAATTTAGCCCAGAACTTATAGAGTATAATTTTGACTTTTATTCTGATGAAAAATATCAGTTTTTAGGAGTTATTAGCAATCAAGAAATGCTTGCTGATGTTTATAGAAACAGTGAAAGGTTAATTTATACTTTTTGGCAAGATGCCTGTTCAAATACTTTGATAGAAGCTTTGCTTTGTGGTTGTAAAATAGATTTTGTAGATAACTTTTTCAAACAAGGTTCAGCCAATGAAATAATTTATCACTGGAAAGAATATGGCAGAGAATATTTTTATCTAAAAAGAATGCATGATGAATATATAAATAACATGGAGATATTATGAGCAGTACTTACAGGGAGAGATTGGAAGAGTGGTTAAGCCAACAAGATATTAAAGCAGAATGGTTATTAGATATTGGGGGAAGCCAACAGTCTTTGCCTAAAAGAGTTAAATCCTGGCAAGTAAAACATTATTTAATAGCTGATTTGCCAAACCCACACCAAAAGAATAATGATGTTGATATAGAGTTTGATTTGAACAGATATGGCAAGACACAACAAGGTCTGATTAGTTATAAGGGAATGTTTGATACTGTTTTTTGCTTAGAAGTTTTTGAGTATATTTATAATCCACTATTTGCTATGCAAAGTTTAATGGATTTTGTAAAACCAGGTGGCAAAGTAATAATATCTGCACCTTTTTATTACCCTGTTCATGAACCTATAGAAAATGATTATTTAAGATATACAGAAGCAGGCTTAATTAAGATTGCTTCAGAGGTTGGATTGCAACACAAAATTACTTATAACAGATTAGCAAAAAGTAATGCCTTAGAGCAAGTTAATGCAATAGAAAAACTAAAAGCAAGCAAAAATTTTAACAATCATAATAACTTAGGTTTTATAATGGAGTTTGTAAAATGAAAATATCTAGCTTTATAACTATTACCAGACCAAAAGAAAGAGGTGATTTGTTTGACCAATGCTACAAGGCTGCCAGTGGATTTAGTGATGAGATAGTTGTAATAGATGGTGATGAAACATGGAAAAAAGAATTTAACTGGAAAATAATTGGTGAGCATTTTCAAAAAGGCTATGAGAAATCAGCAGGTGATTGGGTAATTCATTTAGATACAGATTTTATATTCCATGAAAATGATTACAGTGCTATTAGAAGTGTTTTATCTAATTTAGATAATTACCCTGCTGTAAGCTTTTATAAATACCAATTTATTTTGCCTGATAGATATAATCTTAAATCAAGATTAGTTTTAGCAGTAAATAAAAAAAGATTTGGAGATAGAATAAAATTTAACTCAGGTGGGGATTTATGCCAACCAAGCTTAGATGGCAATTATATTGACCCAAGCATAGTGCCAGAAGCTAAGATACCTTTTTATAATTATGAAAAACTGATTAAGACTGAAGAACAAATTAAAGATGATGTGGGCAGAATGGAAAGAGCTTTCAAAAGACACTTTAAGAGATTTCAGCTTAGTGAAGATGGTACAGATGAAAATGCTTATAAATTTTGGTTAGAGATGATGATTGGCAGGTTTAACAAACCAAGCAAACATGTTGATTTTCACTTTCACCCAGAAACTATAAAAGAAACAATATTAAATTTGACTGAAGCAAACTGGGGTTACTCAGGGTTTGGTTATTTAGAGGAGAATGATTATGTTAAAAGTGGTTTGTGTAGTAGATAAAACAGGTACAGCTTTAGATAGACTTGCTAAACAGGTAATCCCTTATCATGACAATATAGAATATGTTGTTTGTGATATTCACCCAAAAAGACCAGATGAAAACCAATTAAGAACATTTGAACTAGAAGCTACAGATGCAGATATTATAGATTTTCAATATTTTAGAAGTGCTGAATTGTTATTAGCTCTATACCCACAATTAAAAAATAAGAAATTAGTATTAACCCACAACAACCCTTATAGCTACAAAGAAAGTAAATGGGACTGGGCTGATGCCAATGTAGGAAATAATAATGAGATAACTGCAGGCTTAAAAGCTCAGGGCAGTCCTAATGTATCTCATATTCCTATTACAATAGATGTAGATTTTTGGAAATTCAAAGAAGATTGGGAGCCAAATAAAACTATTATTATGGTTGCCAATAGGATTGAAAGTAAAAAAGGAATTTTAGAAGCTGCTACTGCTGCAGGCAATTTGGGCTATAGGTTTATATTAGTTGGAGCAATATCAGACAGCAGTTACTTTAATGAAATACTGCAAACTGGAAATGTAGAATTTCATGAACAAATATCAGATGAAAAATTATTGGAACTTTATCACAAGTCCAGTCTTTTGATTTGCAACTCTGTAGATAATTTTGAAAGTGGCACAATGCCAATACTTGAAGCCATGGCTTGTGGCATACCTGTTTTAACTAGAAAAATTGGGCATGTACCTGATTTATATAATGAACACAACCTGTTTATAAATGATAATCCAAGCAGTGAAGTCTTTTTATTGCAAAAAGAAATTGAAAAGATATTCAATGATAAAAAGAAAATGGCAGAAGTCAGGCAAGAAGCTTGGCATACAGTCAGGAATTATAACAATGAAAGAAGAGCATATTCTTATCAGAAACTGTATAGAAGTTTATACCCTGAAAAGCCTGTCAGTATTATATTGCCAGTTTGTGAAAATGAAGATGTTACTAGAAAGTGCATACAAGCCATATCAGAGCAAACATATAGCAACTTAGAGCTAATAGTGGTAGATGATGGAAAAGAGCCACAACAGGGTTTAATTGAGCAATTAAGAGCATATTTGAATATACCTGTTAGATATATCACTAATTATGAAAATGATTATGGACTTGCTAGGGCTAGAAACAAAGCAGTTATAGAAGCCACAGGAGATATTTTGGTATTTATAGACCAAAGAATGATTATTGAACCTGATGCAATTTTTGAGTTTGTAAATAATCTATCAGAAAGAAAATGGGTTTATGGAAACAAAGGTGGCAAAAAGGATTTTGTAGAAAACTTTAGTTGTATTTATAGGCAGGATTTAATCAGAGCAGGTATGTTTAATGAAAGAATAAATAAATATGGTGGGCAATCTCAGGAAGTCAGAAGCAGGACCAGAATGCAAGGAATAAAGCATGAATACATAGAAACTGCCAAGGCAACACCCAGTGGCAAATCCAGGAATAAATGGACTAAGAGATATGAAATAATGGAAATGAAAAATAAATTATTTAAGATGGAGTTGCTATGATAAGAGTATTTGGTGTCCTAAACCATATTGGCAATCAGTATGAAATGCTTAAATTGGCTCAGAATTATGATGTTAAGTTTAGTTATTTAGAAAACAATGTTAGAAGATGGAGTGAATATAGCCCAAGACCACTGCCTGAAACATGGCTTAATGAAAACCAATTTGAATGGGTGCAATCTTATGAACCTGGTAAATATGATGTTGCAATTATTCATTTAGACCAACAGGCTGCTGACCCCAGGATTGGCAAAGGACAACTTTACAGACAGTTAAATGAAGTTATTACTGATATACCAAAGATTGTAATCAACCATGGTACTCCAATGTGGGAAGAGTTTTTAGATGAAGAAATGGTTATAAATGGTGGGACCATACTAGATAAGAATGGCAAAGAAATGCATATAGATGGCATTAAATCTATTGTTGGTGATAACTTTATGATTTGTAACAGCTACCAAGCAGTTAAAAGATGGGGTTGGGGCTACCCACTAATTCATGGTATTGAACCAACTGAATGGTGGGATTTGCCAAAAGAACCTAGAAGCATAATACAATTATCACCTGCAGGACTTGATAAATATTACAATAGGCAATTATTAACCTACATTAAAACATCTGTATTTGAAAAATTAGGTGCATTCCCCTTACATATTCCACTAGATTTTGTACCTAAGGATTGGAATGAACAAAGAGAAATACTAGGTGAAAGTTTGATATATATTGGTCAGACTTGGGACAGCCCAATGCCTAGAAGCAGAACTGAAGCAATGCTTTCTGGCTGTTGTGTCTTAACTAGCCCTTATCATGATGCAGATTTATTTATAGAGCATGGAGTTAATGGCTTTATAATGCCAGATAATCCCCTAAGCTATTCTGAAGCTATTTATCAGCTGATTAACTTTAACTATAAAGAAGCTGTAGAGATTGGACAAAAAGGCAAGGAAACAGCAATTAAATACTTTGCACCAGACAGATACCAAAAAGATTTATATTTTATCTTAAATGAAATAGTAAATGGCAGAAAACCAGTATGGAATGGAGATACTATTTATGGCAAAAAGATTGAATGGAATGGTGAAAGAGTAATGGCAGGAGAAAAAAATGAAAGTTAGATTTTTTACATTTGAACAGTACCATGGCAAAAAGAATATTGGCTCTACCCAAATTAGAGTACATAACCTAATTAAATATTGGGAAGAAGCAGAACTATATAAATATGGTGAAAACCCTGATGTAATGATATTTCAAAAGGTTTATATGCAAGTTGATTATAAATATATCAAGCATTTGAATTGCATTAAGATTTTAGATATTTGTGATGCAGATTGGCTAGATAAACAAGCTATTAAACAAACAGTTGATAATGTAGATGCAGTTACTTGTTCCAGTAAGAACCTAGTAGCTTTTATCAAACAATTAACAGATAAGCCAGTGGTATTCATAGATGATAGGTTTGATTTTGAATATCTGCCTAAACCTAAAAAGCATACAGGCAAATTAAAGAAATTAGTTTATTTTGGCTATAAACAGAATGCTGAACTATTAAAAACTGCCTTTTCTTATTTACAGAGAAATAATTATGAATTAACAATAATAAGTAATGAAGACCCTTATTTGTCTGATGGAAAATATAAATTCATTAAATATGATGAAAAAACTATCTATGATGAACTCCAAAAGCATGATGCTTGCTTATTACCTGCTGATACTAGACCAGTTGGTTACTATAAATCCAATAATAAAACTATAAAAGCTAATTTGGCTGGTTTGCCAGTTGTTAAGACTGCAGAAGATATAGAAGCTATCATAGAACCTGACAAAAGACAGAGCATAGCTACTTTGTGCTATAATGAAGCCATAAAATCTGCAGATTGCAAGATTTCAATAAAAGAATATAAAAAGCTTATCAAGGAGTTACAAGATGCCAAAGCCTAGAGCAGGACAAAATTACCAAGATTTTATAAATAACTGTGTAGAAGATTTGGTTACTAATGAAAATAGAAAACCTGACCAAGCTAGAGCAATTTGTGAAAGCCTATGGCAAGAACACAAGATAGCTGAAGAATTAAATAATAAATTGAAACAGTAATGGAATTTGTAGCAGAAATCAAAAGAACTAGCCAGAGAAAAACAGCATCTCTTGATAATGTTTATGAAATTACTTTAGCTACTGAAAATCCTACAATATTGGATTTAGGTAAATTGCCTAGTGATAAGACAGTAAAAGTTAAGGTGGAATTATATGACTGAAGCACAAAAAAGAAGAGAATTAAGAAAACAAGCAGTAATAGATTATATGAAGATATTACCTGTTAAAAAGTATGCTGCTGCAAATGCTGGAGTTACCAGAGAAACATTAGATAACTGGTTAGAAAATGACCCTGATTTTTTGACAAGGTTTCAGGAAGCAGAAGCAAAATTTTTTAGTGATAAGACTAAAAGAGCAAGACCTGAATTTTTATTAGAAAGGCTAGATAGAGAAACCTTTGGTGATAAAAAGGAATTAGATGTAAATGTTAATCCAGTTGATACTTTATTAAAAGAATTTGGCATAGAGCCAATTAGGAGTGGTGATGATAGAAAAGGTGATGAACCTGTTTCAGGCTCACTTGAAAGCTAAACATGATTTAGTTTTTTATGATTATCAACTAAGTGTTGCAAAGAATATATTTGAAGCTTTAATAAACAATCTCCAATTAACAATAGATGCAACACCAGAAGATATTAAAAAGTTAAAACAAATAGAAGTACCAATAGAATTTAGTAGGCAGGCAGGCAAGACTACTACTATTGTTCATGTAATAGAATTTATTTTAATTTACTTTACTAATGCATTCAAAAGAAAGATTGCTATTGGTATTTTTGCTCCACAACAAGAACAAGCCAAGACTGATTTTGATAGGTTGAAATTGGCACTGATGAAATCAACTGATTTAACTACAATAGATGATGAAAGCCAAAGAAATGCCAAAGAAGAAAGCAATGCTAAAACTATTGTGCTGCCCAATGGAAGTAGTTGTTATATATTCCCAGTAACTAAAACTTCTAAGCCTGAAAGTAAAACACTAGATTTAATTGTGTTTGAAGAAAGCCAAGATTTAGATGATAGGATTATTAAAGAACAAATATTCCCAATGGGTAAATTCACAAATGCTCCCAGAGTATTTATAGGCACTGCAGGCACTAGGATTTGTTATTTCTATAGACTGATACAATCTGGTGAAGCCTTAGTGCTAGACTTTGATAAGATTGCTGAGCAAAAGAAAAAGGTTTATGAGATAACCCTAAAACCTATACATTTAATTTATGAACAATCTATCAGAGAAGAGATTACTAAATATGGTAGAGAAAGTGATGAAATAAAAAGACCATATTATCTTGAATGGTTAATTGGTACAGGACAGTTTGTATCTGCTGAAGAAATAGATGTACTGATAGACCCAGATAGAAAAAGAAGAACATTCCAAGAGAAAACTCATGATTGTTTTGCAGGAGTTGATACTGCCAAAAACCCTGATAGCACTGTTGTTACTGTTGTTAGATATAACAAAGAGAAAAAGAAAAAAGAACTTATCAACTGGCTAGAATTAAGAGGTGATAATTACAAAGACCAATTTGATATCATTAACCAGTTTCTAAGTAATTATAATGTTTTAGCTATTGCACTAGATAGCACAGGGCAGGGTGATTTTATGCCAGATATGTTTGAAAAGGAAAGCAAATGGGTAGATGAAAACTCTGGCTTATATAGGCTTAAATTTAGTGCAGTCAGCAAAGATATGATATATAAAAACCTTAAAGTAACAATTAAGGAGTTATTGACTACACTTCCAATACTAGATACAAAAGAAGCAGAGAAGTTTAGAATGCAACTTTTAGATTTACAACAGCAATACAAAGGACAACTCCTCTCAGTAGCTCACCCTGATGACCCAAATGCTCATGATGACTACCCAGATAGTTGGGCTTTGGCAGAATATGCTTACAGCAAGTGGAATGAGAATTACATAAATTATGCAATTATAGAAGAAGATAAAAAAGAAAGGAATGTAGAAAAAGACAATGAGGGCAAAGTTACCTATTATTGGTCAGATAATGACTGGGAGTGATGCACAGCCACAGAGTGAGAAAGTGGTAGAAAAAATTGTTCAATCAGAGATGGGTGCTGCATTTCTTGATTTATCTAATAAGAATTTAAGTAATTATAAAACTATATCTGAAAGATTGCTTGGAAGTTTTAATGGTTGGGTATTTGCTAATGTAACAGCTTTGGCTGAAGAAATTAGCAAAATGGAATTTGAGTTGTATCAAGCCCAGATGCAAAATGGGCAGATGGTATTTGTAGAAGTGGAAGACCACCCTATATTAGACCTTTTAGACCAATGGAATAGTTTTACACCAAGCAGCCAAGCTATATATCTTGTTGAAACCTTTTTAGAGCTTACTGGTGATTGTTTTATAGCCATAGAGGGTGTTGGCTCTAATATCACCAATATGTATCTCTTACAACCTGATAAGGTTGAATTAGTAATAGGTGATGCAAATGATAATTACATGGTTACTGAATACATATACAAAGATACTGTAGATGGAAAAACTGTAGAAGTTAGATATACTCCTGAAGAAATAATACATATTAAAACTCCTAACCCAGTTAATCCTTATAGGGGTAAATCTGTAGTAGAAGCTAGTGCAATAGATATAGATACAGATAACCTTGCTCAGGAAATGATTAAGATGTTCTTCAAAAATGGTGCAGTACCATCAGTGGTGCTTACATCAGACCAAAGAATAACCAAAGATGATATTCACAGGTTGCAAGTAGATTTGAAAAGGACTTATGGTGGAGTAAAGAATGCATTCAAGTCTATGATACTTGGAAATGGATTGAAGCCAGTAACTTTGAGCCAATCAACAAAAGAAATGCAGTTTTTAGAACTAGAACTTGCTATGAGAGATAAAATCATGGCTATGTTCAAAAACACCAAGACTTCACTTGGTATTACAGAAGATGTAAATAGAGCCAATGCAGAAGCAACCCTACTTTCTTGGAAACAGAATGTTATTAAGCCTAAGATGAAGAGAATTGTAGATACTCTTAATGAATTTCTTGTTCCTAGATATGGTGATAATCTAATCCTGACTTTTGAAGACCCAGTACCTGAAGATAGCACTGAAGAAGTAATGATGGCTAAAGATTTATATGAAGCAGGTATTATTACACTTAATGAAGCCAGGGAAGAAGCTGATTTTGACCCACTAGATAATGGGGACCAGTTAGTAGGTGGAATACAAGCTACAGAACTACCAGAACCACCAGAAATTGAAGATGATAGGGAAGATGTAAAAAGCATGCCAAGCAATATAAAGTTAGTAAATTATAAAAAGCATTTTAGAAAGAATAAGATATTTGAAAACTACACTGCTTATAAAAATGTTTATAGCAAAGCTCATGATGTTGCAGAAAAGATTGTTGCTAAAAAGAACAAACCAAAGCCAGTTGTTGAAGAAGTCAGAGAAAGCAAAGATTTTACTAATGAACAGGTTTGGGGTTATTTTGAAAAGCAAGATAAATTAGTAAATGCTTATGAGCAGATATTTGAAAATAAGATAAAACAGTTTATTGCAGATTTAGAAAGCAAAGCTATATCTAACCTACCCAGTGCTATTACTAAGAAATATAAGAAAAAAGAATTCACTTTATTCAACCCTGAAGCAGAAGTGCAAGCAGGTATAGACTTATTTACTCCTTTGCAAGAAGAAATAGCTAAACTTTCTGCACTAGAAGCATTTAATCTATTAGGAACACAAAAAGGCTATATACCAAGTGAAAAACTACTAGAAAACATACAAAAAAGCACTGCCCTATTTACTGAAAGCATGGTAAATACAGATGTAGAGAAACTTAATAGCATATTGCAATCTGGTATAGAGAATGGACAATCAGTACCACAAATAAGCTCAGCTATC